TCAAAGCCGATCCATGGCAGCCGTGGCTTTCAAAGCTTCTTTCTTTTTCTGAGAGTCCAAAAGATGACCGTATACGCGCATGGTGATTGTGATGTCTGAATGGCCAAGACGTTTTGAGATGTAATAGATGTCAATGCCTTGACTAATTAGATAGCTAACGTGGCTGTGACGCAGGCCGTGGAAAGTAATTTGTTTTTCTTTTGGGATCCCTGCATCGCTTTGCAAAATCGCAAGTGCCTTATTGCAGGCTGTGTCAGTAATGACCGTGTGCCATTGATTCCGCATGATCATTTGATCGGCATCTCTATAACCAGTTCGCAAGTATGCTGCCATTTGCTCTTGATGAATGCGCTCGAGTAGCTTAATAACTGCTGGTGACACTTCAATATCTCGTATTGACGCTTCGGTTTTTGTCGGTTTGAATCCAGTCCCATACTGATGATCCCAAGAACGGGTAACATGTATCACGTTGTTAATATTATCTATATCAGCCCACGTGAGTGCTAGAACCTCAGAAACCCGCATGCCTGTCATTGCCCCTAAATACACTGCAAGCGCCCCTATGCTTCGATATGAAGCCTTCTCGGACGCCTGAGACTTAACCTGTGCAAAGTCGTCCTGATCAAGCACTTTAACTTTGCTTCCTGAACGGATTCCACCAATCTTGGCACCAAAAGTGAAGTCAGAAAAGAGCAGACGATCATTGATGGCTGCCTTAACCATTGAGCGGACATAGCTATTCATCTTGCTGACAATATCCTTTGAGCGTTCGCGAGGGCCTTTGCGTGTGGTCTCTTTCTTGCGGTCCTTACCGGCAGCGAAGTCGTTCAAGAAACGTTGCCATTCGATTGGACGGATTGAGCCAAGCTCACGGCCGTCAAAACGTGACTTCAAATGTTTCCTTAGCAACGTGTATCTATATTCAGTATTGAGGGACTTATCGCCTGACTTATAAGCATCAATCCATTGATCCCAATAATCCAAAAACAGTGTCCCAGCTTTGGAAGGATCGCCACCACGTTTGAGGTCATCTTCTACAGCTTCTGCAGCATCTTGAGCAGATGATTTAAGCCGATACCCGCCGTGTGAAGAAACCAACTGTTTACCAGCGGAATCCGTATACTTAACTCGGTATTCCCAATATTTGCCGCGTTTCCTAAATGTTGCCATGCAATCTTCCTCCTTTTCTGGTAAAATCGAGTACACAAAGAGCCTTATGACTCCGAGTATTTGTTAGGCGTCTACCCGTTCACTTTAGCCAGTGAGGTAGGCGCTTTTTGTGCTATTTTCTCCTACTTGATTTTTTCTTGTTAAGCGCCTCGTTTACGTTACTGAGTGGAATATCTTTGATGAATCGTTTCTCTCTAATTCTAGAAAAGGGGACAACGATCTTGTAGTTTAGTTCTGTTTTTTCTTTATCACTAAAGACTTCGGTGTTTGAAATGTCTAGGAGAACTGAGTGCTCATATTTTTTGATCGGTTCTCCTTCAAAATTTTTCCAGCTTTTATCGCCAAACTTATAAGAGATTACTGTAATTGGTTTCATAGATGATACCTCCTATAACGAGAATGCGTTGTGAAAAAATAATTTAAAGAAAACAAAAGCCCACGTTGCTGTGAGCCTGAAACGAACCTTGCCTTGACTAAAAAAGAATCAGCTTAATGAGGCCTCCAACAATGGCAACGACAATAGCCCACGCTAAAGCACGTGTTGTCGATTCCTTTTCAGATAAAACAGCAGTAGTAGTTTTTAGCTCATCAATTCCGTCAGCTTTGTTTGAAATTGCATTAACCGATTTTGTTAGTGCGTCAATCTTTATGTTGATAATATCAAGCTTGTGATTAGCGTCTTGATCTGCAAACTTTAATTGATCTTGAGTCACGGTATTTTCATTTGTCATGTTATCCGCCTCCTTGGTTTTATTATACTCTGTTTTGCTTTTACCCGATGCCGTCGAGGATCGATATTCCTTGGTTAAACAATCCCAGACAGTAAGTGCAGCCTTTCAATATAGTCTGAAGGCAATTCAACCATTGATTTATATGAATATAAGTATTCGCTTTTAGCGTCATACTTATATTCTATAAAGGTTAGCTCATTGATCAGTCCAGGTTTATCTATTTTGCTCAGAAGTCTCACCAAAAGAGACTCAAAGCAGAATAGATCATCTTCGTGATATCGTTGCTGGCTATCTTGCAAAAAATCGCCACCAGTTATAATTACTTCTATATTTTTGTTCATTGTCCCGTGGGCAGAGTGATACATGCCGATGCGGCTACCATGAGCAAGCTGGTTTCTAAAATCGGAAATAATAGAAAGCGATTCTGCAAATCCTTGGCTATCGTTTTCCGAAACGGCATCAGTCTCATTTCTGTAGAGCATTCTGTTGATTATGGTCATTTTGTCAATGCTCTTAAGAATTTTGTACAAAACAATAGATTCTCCCAATGTTAGGTTCCGTATTAAAATCCAAGGCGGGATGATGTTTTTGCGTTCTCTATAATATTTTGTGGGATTATCTTTGATTTTTGCAACCCAATTTTTTTGTGATGCATTAGGCAACGTTTGAATGCCGGCTTTTCTTCTATAGTAGTTTAGTTCGCCCTGTACTCGGCCAATGGCTGCTTTCCCAAAATTAACGGGTTGCAAGTATTGCTCCGCATTTACGCCATACTTTTCTCCAATCATATGAGCCAGTGTTTCTTTAAATCGGGTTTCAAATAAAAGCGTAAATTTCAGCAGTGATGACCGTAAATCAGTTTCAATTTGAAACGAAAAAACAAATTGGTCAAAATTAACGTCAACATCGGACGACGTTAGAAGAAACTCTTTAAACGCATTTATCAATCCGTAATACGATCTAGAAGACAGCACTTCCTTTACATATTCTTCTGAGCCCGACGGGATTATAACGCGGTGCTTGTTGTTACGTAGAATTTCAATGAGCTGTTTGTAAGACGAGTATGCAGAATCTGACATAATTCCTCCAAAAACACAAAAACCCCTGCGTGCAAACACGCAGGGGTAAATGAGTCGCTAAATTCTGTGACCATTTCATCTGTATGTCTGTATTCTAGCATAAAGCAAATAATGTGGCAAATGAGTATTACTGTTTTTCTAAAGTTGCTGTATCACCATTTTTAATTGGGAATTTAGAAAAGAAAGTAAGCTCTTCTATCTCGTCATCTTTGACATTGAGCGAACTTCTTTGTGCATTTTGTTTAAGAGCAAGCCCGATAGCATTAGATTTGGCAAACACGTCAGAAATTGACGAGTCGTTATTAACACAAACTGAAAATTTATCAAAACATTCAGACACTTTGATAATCGCTTTTTTAGCCGGGTATTTTCCAAGCGATGAGTTTGAAGCTTCATCAACAATTTCAGTCGCATGATCTTCATCCCATACCGTTAACTTGTCACCAATTTTTAGGCCATCAAGAGACCCTCCATTTATGAGAACAGTGTAGTGATCCGCTATACGAACAATGTGAAATCTTTTTGTCAAAACAAACTTCTCCTTTGTAATTACTAATAAGTAAATGCGTACGGTTATTATTATTTATTAAGGGAGCCAGCCCCACTCTCCTGCTTGCACGGGGACGCCGCTTGCGTGGGGGAAGGGACTAATCACCATAGTCGTCGGGAGCAGTTCCGGCGTCATCAATCTTCTTGGCCAAAGCCAATGGAACTGTGATTTTGCCACCCATGGTAGATTTGTAAGTGGTGGTACCCAAGCTTTTAGCATAGAAGGTGATCTTGTCATTTTCTAGAATGCGAGAGCCGTTCATAATATCTGGATCATAACCGACCATAATTACATTGTCATAATTACCATCAACTGCAACACGCAAATCAGTTTCATCGTCACCCTCAACGACTTGAATAACTTCGCCCGTTAAAGTGATGTTCTTGCCCTTGTAGTCGTCTGGAGTCCGTGCCAACTGTTCATAAGTGATTCCAGTGTTGTAGTCAGCTGCGTCGAATGTTTCTGTGCTTGATGATTCTTCATCATCAGAGTCATCGCTATCAGTGTCTTCGTAACTGTCATCGTCATCTTGTGACGACTCGACCTTTGACGATTCAGCCTTCGAAGACTTCGCGTGTGATGATGAGGCGGAAGAGTTCGTGGTACTACTGCATGATGCGAGCAGCAAAGCAGACATCAGTGAAAACCCAACTAACAGAGACTTTTTCATAGTGAATTCCTCCAAAGCAGCTTTTAACGTCAATCAGGGTTTGGACGTAAGATTATTTAAATGCGTATGACCCGACAACTTTACCAATCACTTCAATATTGTCTGTGTCGTCAGCGTAGAAGTCCGGGTAGATACGTTCGCCAGTTTCTTCATCTACGTCATCGTTCAATGACCGAAGGCACAGACGATCTTGCTCGAATATCAGTTTTTTGATGAATGTCATGTCATCAATATCAACTACCGCGATCATGCCATTAGTAACATCTTGTGTTTTTTGAACAAATACAAACTCACCATCATCATAGGTAGGATGCATACTGTCGCCGACAACTTTAAAACAGTAATCGTAGTGAGACGGAATAGCACTGTCTGGAATCTTAACTGTGTCCATTGGTTCATCGCGATCATCATTAAAGGCACCATATCCAGCGGCCACAATACCATCAACCTCAACATTGAACTCTGGTTCATCGAGATTACGTTCTACACGCGCTTCATCTAAGCTGACAACGTTGTCGGGGTTCTGCTGCTCATTGAGCTGCTTCTCTGCGTACGTGTAGACTTTTTGCTGACGTTCAGGGTGGAGTTTCCGCATTGTATTTGTAGTTTTCTCAATCACGGTGTTGTCAGTACTCTTCGACAAGTCTTTATTCATCATGTCGTCTAACTTTACACCGAACATATTGGCAATATCAGCAAGGATTCCCGCTTTTGGAGTATACTTGCCAGACTCCCATTCACTGACGGTAGAAACGCTTCGGTGGATCATTTCAGCGAATGTCTGCTGATCATAGCCGCGTTTTGCGCGCAGATACTTTAGATTTTTTGCAAACATGTCAAGTTCCTCCTTATTTCTATAGGAACAGTATAACACCACTTCGGAAAAACGGAAATATATTTCCGAATTTAATTTCGGGAAAACAGAATTTTATTGTTGACTTCGGAAAAACCGAACCGTATTATATAGACATAAAGAACGAAAGGAGGAAACAGTAATGAACGAAAAATCTGAAAAATTCACGCTTCGTCAATGGCGCGGAATTCGAGACATGCGAGTCAATGAGCTGGCGACTGAGTCTGGCTTAACAGTGAAAACGATTAATAACTATGAGCGTGATATTGATCATCTTCGCGGAGCCAGTTATAAGAACTTAGAGGCTATTGCAAAGGCTTTAGGGATTTCTGTTGGGGATATTTTTTTGTCACCAACTTCGGAAAAACCGAAGTACCCGGTAAAGGAGGCGGTATAGATATGAAGGAACTACAACTATTTCAGTTCGAGGATAACCAAATTCGGACTGTCAGCTCCAACGGCATTATCTGGTTTTCAGCACCGGATGTTACGAATGCGCTGAAACTAACAAACACAACGGTAGCGTTGAAATCATTAGACGGCGATGAGGTGACTAAGTTTAACTTAGGGGGCTTATCAGGCGAGACCAATCTCGCAGCCGAAAAATAGGCCACCAAATTATTTTTTTGAAGAGGACGGCCATGATTGATAGTGAGCCAATGTTTGTCGATAAGGATATTGCAGAAGTACTGGGATATAGCGAGCCAGCGAATGCAGTCAACAAATATATTCCGGGAAAATTCAAAGGGGTCACCAAATTGATGACCCACGGTGGCAAGCAAGACTTTGTTATCGTCTCAGAGTTGAAGAAGAAGACCGGCTGAAGTACCAAATCGGTACCTCAGGTCAAGCACGCGAAATGGCCATCATTAATGAATGAGGCCAAAAGAAAGAAGGAAATGCAAGTGAATGAATTAGTAATCATGCACAACAAACAAGCGGTTACGAGTAGCAACCGCGTGGCCAATGTGTTTGGCAAGGAACATCGTAATGTCTTAGCAACAATTGGGGGTCTGCTTAAAAATCAGCATACCCAGCACATGTTTACGAAAAGCACATATGTGAACGAGCAAAACGGTCAGAGCTATCCAATGTACTACATGAACCGAGACGGTTTCACATTGCTGGCTATGGGATTCACCGGTAAGAAGGCACTTCAGTTCAAAATTCAGTACATCCAAGCATTCAATAGTATGGAAACACAGATCAGAACGGGTTATGCAATCCCGGGAAGTTATGCCGAAGCGTTGAAGCTGGCAGCTAATCAAGCTGAAAAGATTGAGCAACAGAAACAAACCATCGCGATTCAAGCGCCTAAAGCGTTGTTTGCAGACGCGGTAGCCACAAGTCACACAACCATCTTGGTCGGTGATCTTGCCAAGGTAATCAAACAGAACGGCGTTGACATTGGTGCCAAGCGGTTGTTCGCCTGGCTACGTGAGCAAGGCTATTTGATCAAACGGATTGGTGCCGACTATAACTCGCCGACACAACGCGCGATGGAGCTAGGCTTGTTCGAGGTCAAGGAGACGGCGATCAGTCACTCGGACGGCCATGTAACAGTTCAGAAGACCCCAAAGGTGACCGGCAAAGGCCAGCAGTATTTTATCAACAAGTTTCTACAAAAGGTGATGACGGTATGAACGAACGCAACACAAAAAAGCAAGCACCTTATGAACAAGAGATGCTTGCACAAATAGCATTGAGCTTGATCGCTAGCATGAGCAAATTGTCGCTCGATCAAGAAGAAGCAGCTCTGAAAACCGCTTTGTCACTAATTGGGCGTTAGGAGGCAGTTTAAAAAGGGAGAAAAAGTCATTGGAGACATTTGCACTGATATTTAGCCTAGCATGCCTCGTGATTAACGTTGTTTGCTTGATAGGCGTCATTTATATGAACTCGAAGATGTAAAACGTTTGTTCGACCACTGATAAGGAGAAGGCAAAATAATGTATATCAACCAAGCGATTAAGAAAGCGGAGACGCAAAAACGAGGGATTACTCGTAAGGTGTGGTTCCCCCGTCCGATGATTCTTATACCGACCAATACAAATGCTGGGTTCCTCATGACATCAATAGGACAAGATCCAGGACAAAAATGGGTGCCATACAGCGATGATCTCACGGCTAATGACTGGATCCCATACGGCTAAAAGAACGGAATTAGTTTTTTGACACCAGTAATGGCATCAAGAACCTTTTTGACATCATTGCCAAACTTTTGTTCACGCCACGCAATAGCCTGTGTGGTGATGAACGAATTGTAATAACAACCGTCGCCCGGCCAGAGTTTCATAAAACCAGCGTCTCGAAGCTCAGCCATCGTAAACGAAACATCCGGTAGGGACCACTGAGGCATAACGTCATCACGGACTTGCTGTGTAGAACCCATTGTTGTTGCATCACTCTTTGATTTTCCATCAGTAACACTTTCCAAGTATTTTGACGATAGCTGTAACAACAAATACTTTGCATCGTTTGTAAGACGTTCGTATTCATCGTTCATTTATATCACCTCCTTTCGGGTTTCATTATCCGTCAGGAGGCGATCACAGGAAAGGAGGAAATGCCATGGAAACAACATTGAAGATTAACCCCGAAATCACTATCACACTACCGGAAGACAAGATAATCGTTGACCGTTCAGGATACGAGCAATTGAAGCGAGAAGCTGATTATCGTGGCTTGTGGGATGTTACAGAACTCAAAAACCGGTATCACCGTGACAAGGAATGGTTTAAGCGGAACGTATTTGCTCCATATGAACGCGAACTTCGAGATCGTATTGTGATGTATCCACATGGTGGAAAGTCGAGCTACTTATGCAAGCCAATTCCATTTGACGATTTTGTGCAGAGCCACTTTCCAGAAATCAGTAAGAGGGCGGAGAAATGATTGGTTATTTACTAATTGCTGGTGGCTTCGGCGTGATCGTTGGTCACTGCTTAGGCCACAGCGGAAATTGGAGGCAGTGGATTGAATGAATCAATGCACAGCAACAACAGGATCACTAAAAAATTCATGTACATTAACGGCTTTATTTTGGGATGTGTAGCCACCCTAACAGTGCTGTGGTGGATAGGGTGGCTATGATACCTCCCAGAATACCAGTGCATAGTGGCGCAATCCAGTTTTCTGTAAACCACTTTTTATCATTTTCTTGATGGATTGCAAGCTGTGACTTACCTTCAGCAGTTAGTCTGAAACCCGTTGGGGTAAACGTTAAGTCGCCATCATAATGGCTGTCGAAGGTTATTAAATGTTTATCAACTAGATCAACAAGAACTGGATTTTCATTATAAGTTGCACGACCATCCTGGATTTCAAGATCGTTTGCTTTTTTAAGCCACAGGATTTGTTCCTTTGAAAGCTCCAAAATAATCACCTCTTCGTGATTATCGCACAAAAGGGAGCAAACAATATGCTCTATTCACAGCTTAATCAACGAAATAATTGGCAAAACAAAAAGCCGCTAAGCGCTGTACCGCTTAACGACCAAAGAAATGTGGTATCAAATGAGTGACCTCATTATACCACAGAAAGAAATGAGGTAAAACAATGGCCAGAGAAATTGGCAAGCAGCTTGATCGTCTTGAATCACTTGCATACAAAGTAAGAACTAATCAGTACCTCTTGGACTATTTGAGAGAATGGGCAGAAACCAAGTGCGATCTATTCAGGGATGATGATCCTCACATGACCGATGGTGAAAAGATTCAAGACCGGCTGTTCCTAAAAGACAACTTTAAAAAATACATGGATATCTTGGGTAAAACATCACTCGATATGATCAAATTCGAAGCAGACTTAATGGATGTTCGCCAAAACATTGCCGATCAATGCTTCCATAAAAGCGGTGACGATCATGAATGAAAGCCCTAGTTACTATGCCATCATTCCAGCAGGTGTGCGCTATGACAAACAGCTACCACAAGGAGCAAAGCTTCTGTACAGCGAGATCACGGCACTCAGCAATAAGAACGGTTACTGCTGGGCATCGAATGACTATTTCGCAAAGCTCTATTCGGTTAGCAATAGCACAATTCAAAGCTGGCTAAAGTCTCTCGAAGATAAGTCGTATATCAGCAGAGTCATTAAATATAAAAGCGGAAGTAAGGAGGTTGAACAGAGATTTATTAGTTTAAACCCCCACCCAGAAAACTGCACCACCCCACCCAGAAAACTGGGTGACCCCCACCCAGAAAACTGGCAAGAGAATACTACAAGTATTAATAAAAACATACGTGCATCCAGCACGTTAGAGAGTGACTTTGAAAAGCTCTGGAAACTGTATCCAAAGAAGATCGGCAAGAAGCCAGCATTAGCTGCTTACAAACGAGCAATGAGTAGAAAGAAGAACTCTGCTACCAACAGACAAATTCAGGATGGCATTGTGGCTTATCGACAGCTAATCAATAGCAAAGGCACAGAGAAGCGGTTTGTCAAAGACGGCAGTACTTTCTTCAACCAAGAGGCATGGAACGATTACCTTGAGGTCGTAAAGGAAGAACGAGATGAGCAGGAAGCTCGAAAGCCTAAGTTCGATCCCAAGAAAACTGCTATTGCAATGTATATCGACTACAACAGCCCTGACCGAGTGCTCGAAGAAATCCAAGCGCAGGGTATTCCGATCAATCCAGAAGATGCTAAACGTTACATTGCTGAATACGATGAAGGGAGGCAACAAGCTTGACGAAAAAGCTTTATGACCCTAGCAATCCTGAACCGCATGTCATGTATGGCTTATATACGAATCCGGAACTCATCAAGTCTGAATGGATTGATCCTAAATGGTTTAACAGCCAGCAATACGCTGCAGTAGTTGCCTACATGAACAAGTTGCCAGGTGACGTTGACACGCTGGAATTACAGGATGGTTTTGATACAGCTCATCCTGGCGTGATGTCAGTAACAGATTGGCAATACATTATGACCAGCGATTTTGGCACCTCACGTTTTGACTGGTGGGTAGGCAAGCTAAAACGGGATTATTTCCGTAGTCAGCTCATTCAAACAGCACAAGCGTACTCGGAAGAACCAAGCGAGGACAATCTTACCGCGATGATGGTTGCCTCACAGAATGCTACTGCTGCCAGTCAGACGGTAACTGAAAGTAGCATTGCAGATTTGGCAGCGGCCATGGAAGACAAAATAATACACGGCGTTGCTGATAATGGGATTAAAACGTACTTCACGCTTAACAATATTCTAGGCGGTGGTTTGATGCCGGGACGTTTGTTGACGATTGGTGCGCGCCCTGCTGTCGGTAAATCAGCATTCGCGGTTAATCTCATTATTGAGGCTTTGAAACAGCAACCGGAGTTAACAGTTGATATGTTTTCACTTGAAATGTCAAATGCAGAAAACTATAACCGCTTGTTGGCCTGCAAGACTGGCATCAGTTCTGGTAAATTCATCAACCCGCAGAAAAGTCTAAGCGATGCTGAGAAAGTTGAGGTTGAAAAGGCAGGGAACGTTCTTAAAGACTATCGCTTGCAGCTTTACGACAAGCAGGTGGAATTACCGCAGATCGTCAAAACAATGCGACAGCGAGCCGCTGAAGCAGATAAAGGCTACCTTGCCATTGTTGATTATCTCGGGCTGATTGGTGTTCGTAGCCAAGTCGATCGCCGTCTGCAAATCGAAGAGATCACCCGCCAATTCAAAGTGCTGACTAACGAGCTTGGTATTCCGATTGTTTTGCTTAGTCAGTTATCACGAGGTATTGAGAATCGTCAGGACAAGCAACCGGTACTTTCAGATTTACGAGAGTCGGGATCAATTGAACAAGATAGCAATGCGGTTGGATTCCTTTGGAACAGTGACCGGCAGAATGAAAAATCAGATATCCGTACTGTGACTTTAACAATTGCTAAAAATCGTGAAGGAGCACTTGGCAGCATTGACTTTAACTTTTTTGCACCAAAGTTGCAGTTTAAGGTGGCGTATTGAAATGGCTTATCCAACTATGACACTTAAAGAGTTCAATGAGTACATGCAGGAGGGACATTATCAATACTCGCTGTTCATCATTCTGCAGCTTGATGAAGCCATGGAATATTTAAAAAAGGCGCAACAAGCCGATGCGGATATGAAGAAGTTTTGGTATCAATGGGCGTACGTGACATTGGTCGATGCGTTAGAGACGGCTGAGTCAGAATATTATGGGGAAACTAGTGCATATTTACCGACAAAAGAAACTGATCCAGTAACGCGAGCTTACTGCCAAAACACATACGATATTTGGCGAGGATACTTGCAAAAGCTAAACGTGAGTTTACCAGAACAAAAATTTTGAGGAGGCAAAAGCATGATTGAGCATAAGGACGTGAAGCCAGCGTGATAAGGCTAACGATACCTGGTAACCCAGTCCCACAAGGACGGCCGAGGTTCACGCGAATGGGTCATGCTTACGACCCGACTAAATCAAGAAACTACAAGCAGCACGTTAAGAGCGTGGCGTCAGAACTAAATATTGAGCCTCTAAGCGGCCCGGTAAGGGTGGCAATGGAAATATACCGTCCGCTCCAAAAGTCTGGCAGTAAGGCCTTAATAAGGCAGAAAAAAGAAGGCAAAGTTAGGCCAACAGTTAAGCCGGATGTAGACAACTACTACAAGTCTGTATCAGATGCGCTTACCGGTATTTTGTGGGAAGACGACAACCAAATAGTCGAAATCCATGTTGGCAAATGGTACAGCGATCAACCACGTGTTGAGATTGAAGCAGAAGAGATC